ACAACAATACGTCGAAGACGGAGATTTATGGACCGTAGAGCGGAATCCGGGGAATTGGCTCAATTCTTGATTCTTATAAATAATTGGAATATCAAGTAATCTAATTCTGATTCTGCATATGTGATGGTCTAAAATAAGGAGAATAAAATGGCTTTCCAAGTTTCGCCCAATGTTCTAGTACAGGAGCGCGACGTTAGCTTGTTCGTACCTCAGGTTTCAACCACAGCCGGTGCCTTTGTTGGCACATTTAACTGGGGTCCAGCCGAAACGTTCGTAACAATCGACAGCGAAAAAACCCTCTACAACACTTTTGGTAAACCAACTGATGGTATTTTTAAACATTGGTTTACTGCTGCTAACTTCCTCAGCTACGGCAACAACCTACAGGTTAGTCGTATAGCCGATGCTGCAGCTAGAAATGCTAGTGCCCTAGGTACTGCACCCCTCGTTAAAAACGAAGACAACTACGAAGGTGACCTAGGTTATACAGCACCCGTTTTAACCGGTACTGAATATGTTGCTAAATATCCAGGCACTTTGGGCAATAGCCTAAAAGTTAGTGTCTGTGATTTCAATTCATATAGCTTTAGTGCAACTATTACCAATTTAAATGACACAAGCGCCACAGTTACTGCTCTTAATAGACCAGTCCCCAAGGGTTCCTGGGTCGAAGTAACAGTGGCTGGAGCTCAATATCGTTTCCAAACAACAATTGCAGCTTCATCAGGTGATACAGTCTTGTACTTTATTAACTCAACTGGTGCAGCAACTGCTAGTACCAGCACTGCAACAGTGCTATGGGAATACTGGGATCAGGTAGAAAGTCGTCCAAGCAATAGTCGATTTGCTCTTAACAAAGCCAATGCAAGTTCTAGTGCTACAATCTATGACGAACTACACGTAATTGTAGCCGACAATGATGGTGGTATTACTGGTACAGCTGGTACTATTCTTGAAAAATTCCAGGGTCTAAGCAAAGCTTCAGATGCTGTTAGTGCAGATGGACTTAGCAATTACTATCCAAACTACATAAATCAAAACAGTGCTTATCTTTGGTTTGGTAGCCATACAGCTTTACAGGGTACAGCTAGGATTAGCTGGGGCTCAGTAAGCCCAGCCGCAACCACCGGCTTTACAAACATGAGTCAGGTTCAGACCCGTGTATTTGCTGGCGGTGTTGATGTTACAGCCACAGACGCTTTATTACAAACTGAATATGCAAAATTAGCCAATGCTGAATTATTCGAAGTTAGTTTAATTCCAGTAGTAGGTGTTGCTGCTGACAATGCAACAGCTCGCTATGTTGTAGACAATGTAGCTGATGTTCGCCGTGATTGCGTAATTTTCACTAGCCCAACAACCAGCAACTTAATTACAGCTGCAGCCGTAGTTGCAGATAGAACAACAAACTTTAACAAAGACAGTACTTATGCAGTCATGGATTCAGGTTGGAAATATCAATACGACCGTTACAACGATGTTTATCGTTGGATTCCATTAGCTGGCGATACAGCTGGGTTGTGTGTAAGAACTGATACTGTTTCTGAACCATGGTATAGCCCAGGTGGATATAACCGCGGTCAGATTAAAAACATTGTTAAACTAAACTGGACACCAACCAAGACTGATCGCGATAATCTTTATAGATTCCAGATCAATCCAGTTGTTACACAACCAGGTTTAGGCACAGTGTTATTTGGCGACAAAACAATCACACAAAGACCTAGCGCATTTGATCGTATTAATGTACGACGCTTGTTCATAGTACTTGAGAAGGCTATAGCAACAGCTGCTAAATTCCAGTTATTTGAATTCAATGATGCGTTTACACGCAGTCAGTTCATTAGCTTGGTTGAGCCGTTCTTAAGAGATGTACAGGGCCGCAGAGGTATTACTGACTTTAGAGTAGTTTGTGATGAAACAAACAATACTGCTGAAGTCATTGACCGAAACGATTTCGTAGCTGACATTTATATCAAACCAGCTAAGAGCATTAATTATATTACACTAAACTTCATTGCAACCCGTAGTGGTATTGCATTTGAAGAGATTGGTGCTTAAGGAGATAAAAAATGGCAGAAAGATCAATATTTAACGTAGATCAGTTTAAGGCTGCATTGGTTGGTGGCGGAGCACGTGCCAACCAATTCTTCGTGGCCCTTAGCTTTCCAAGTTATGTAACCCTGGGTGGTGCAGCTACTGCACAGGCAGCGTTCTTGGTCAATGCAGCAGCATTGCCAGGCAGCATTGTACAACCTACAATTGTTCCATATCGTGGCAGAGAAGTTAAGTTTGCTGGCGAAAGAATATTCCAACCCTGGACCATGACTGTTATGAACGATGTTAGTTTTAACATTCGTAACAGTTTAGAGCGTTGGATGGCTGGCATGAACGATCTAGTAAACAACAATGGTAGAACTAATCCTCGTGACTACCAGGCAAACATCACAGTTACTCAATTGGATCGTAACAACAATCCGCTAAAGATTTATACTTTAGCCAGTGCGTTCCCCATTGATGTCAGTGATATTGCTCTTAATTACGGTGACAATGATACAATTGAAACTTATACAGTGACGTTCCAATATCAACACTACACAACCAGCTTTGACTCTGCTCTTAGCGTTGGTAATGTTGTAAATAATACCATTGGTTCTGGTCGCGGTATACTTGGCATTTAATTTTATAATTTTATAAGAGACTTATTATGGCTGATTTTTCATTATTTGGATACTCTATATCTCGTAAAAAGCCCGAACCTAAAGCGGCTCAGAGTTTTGTAGTACCACAAACTGACGATGGAGCTACTAGCGTTAATGCCAGTGGCTTCTTCGGCACGTACCTTGACATTGATCAAAGTGCTAAAAGCGAAAACGATCTAATCAATCGTTACAGAGACATAGCAATGTATCCAGACTGCGATAGTGCAGTCGAAGATATCATAAACCAGGCAGTAGCTGCTGAGGATGACGAAGCAGTAGTAAAAATTAATTTAGAAAAGACCGAACTCAGTAGCAATATTAAAAAGGCCATTGAGGAAGAGTTTAATAGTGTATTAAAATTACTGGACTTTAATAGTAAAAGTCATGACATCTTTAAACGCTGGTACATAGACGGCAGAGTTTATTACCATAAAATCGTTGATGTCAGCAAGCCCAAACAGGGCATAGTAGAATTACGCTACATAGATCCACGCAAGATTAAAAAGGTTCGCAAGGTCAACAAGAAAAAAGATCCTGCAACCGGTGTAGAATTCATAGCTAACATAGAAGAGTTTTTTGTGTATAACGAAAAAGCTCTCATAGCGCAGGTGCCAAATACTGCCAGTGCTACTCAGGGCATTAGAATTGCTCCAGACAGCATAGCTCTTTGCACCAGTGGATTAATTGACCTAGACAAAAACATGGTATTGGGTCATTTACACAAGGCCATAAAAGTTGTTAATCAGCTCAGAATGGTCGAAGACGCGCTGGTCATTTATAGAATGACTCGTGCACCAGAACGCCGTATATTCTATATTGATGTGGGTAACTTACCCAAGGCCAAGGCCGAGCAATATGTTAAAAGCATAATGAATCAGTATAGAAATAAAATTGCCTATGACGCATCAACAGGCGAAATTCGTGATGAAAAGAAAACGCTGAGCATGCTCGAAGACTTTTGGATGCCGCGTCGTGAAGGTGGCAAGGGTACAGAGATCACCACTCTAGAAGGTGGAGCCAATCTAGGCCAGATCGAAGACGTAAACTACTTTCAAAACAAGTTATATCAGTGCTTGAATGTTCCAGCCAGCCGCATGAAAAGCGACAATGGCATGAATTTTGGACGTCAGGCTGAAATAACCAGAGACGAATTAAAATTTAGTAAGTTTGTTAGCCGACTCAGAATGAAGTTTGGCGAACTCTTTGATGATCTATTACGTACACAGTTATTGCTCAAGGGCGTAATGTCAGAGCAGGACTGGGACAGCATCAAAGAAGAAATCTACTATGACTTTACACAAGACGCCTACATAGCCGAGTCTAAACAGGCCGAGATCATGAGAAATAGAATTGACTTGTTGAATGCCATAAACCCTTATGTAGGAACGTACTTTAGTCGTGAGTTTGTATACAATGACGTACTACACATGACCGAAGAAGAAATTGACAAGTTAAAAACAGATTTAGAAAATGATACAGAATTACAGCAACAGTTGCAGGCCCAGTCTCAGTCAGGACCAGGTGCTCAGCAGGCAGCTGCAGTAACTCGTAGTATCAGCGGTGCAACACCTCAACCCTATAATGCGGACAATCCCATGGTTGAAGATGCCGAGATAAATAAAATTACGTTATTAAAAACTGGAGCAATTAAATGAGTGAATTAATTAAATCAATGTTAGATAACATTATCAACGATAATCAGGCTG